AGATAGCCGGGTGCGGGTATATAGACAGGATCAGGAGGTATTCCACCCAGATACCCTGGCCAGTTTTGAGGGTAAGCCTGTTTGTGATGGACACCCCGGTGAGTGGGTAACTCCAGATAATGCTGGGAGTTATAGCCGGGGGCATATTCAAAATGTCCGCCGGGGTACTGGGGAAGAGCTGGACTTCCTTCTGGCAGATTTGTTCGTTACGGATGCTAATTTGATAAGCAAAATCCGTAACGGACTAAGGGAAGTATCTTGTGGGTATTACTGCAATTACAAACCCAAGGGTGGGGGGGAAGATTTGTTTTCCCAAATAAACATCCGTGGGAACCACGCCGCCATAGTACCAAACGGGCGAGCGGGGGACTTGGTAGCCATTCGTGATTCCGCAGAACTTATTAACAACTTTAACGCAAAAGGGAAAGTGAGGAAACCAAACATGATTACCCTGAAGAAAATCCTTAGCTTGGGTATGAAAAAGTTTGCTGAGGACGCTGAACCAGAAGAAGTGGCAGAAGCTTTCCAGGTGGCTTCCAAAGCGGCCCAGAATGAAAGCAAGGATGCCGAACCTGTAATGCCCCCCGAGCCGCCCGTGAAGCCCGTAGCCCCGGCAAAACCGGTTATGGACGATGACCGGGTTATGGGCATGCTGGAAAAAATTTGCAGCGTCCTGGAGCAATTGGTGGCAAGCGATAAGTCTGTCCATGCCCAGTTACCTGCCCAGAAAGAACCCGAAGAGCAGTTGGATGAATTCGTGGAAGCTTTCGGCGGGGAAAAGGGTTCGGAAAAGGAACCCCCTGAAGAAGAGGAAGAGGAGGAACCGGAAGCCGGGCAATTCCTGGATGCGGAAACACCACCGGAACTTTCTGGTAAAGATCTTCCCGAGAATCCCATTCCGGGGGCCGACTCAGCTTTGGTCCAATCCTTGGTGAGGGATGCGGCCTCCGCTATCCGGCCTATTATTGCGGCAATGCCCAATCGGGATGACAAGCAGAAGGCCGTTGACGCCTTTATGGGGGCGATGAAACGTCACCGGATGCCTGGCAGCCAGCCTGGTATAAGGTACGGAAATTTGCTCAAACTGAAGAGGGCAGAGGATGCCGTGGGCCGCGAACGGGAAGAGAAAGCCCCTGTTGGGGAAAGCTTCGGGAAGGATATCAAGGAAAAGTACTTTCGCAAATAAACCAAAAGATTGTTCCCTTAATGACACGGGATTAAACAGTTAGTTAAAGGAGGTACTTTACAATGTCAGGAAAAGCAATTGGCATTCAGATGGGTTGTGGATACCCTGGTACGTTTGCCCGGAATTCGGATTGTATAGTCATGGCCCGTATGGTAAAAAACGTGATCGGGGACAGTGGTCCAAGTTTTGGTGATCCCATGGTTCTCAATACGGATAATACCATACAGTCAGTGGCAGATTTCATTGCCGCCGCCCGTACCAACGGAACTTTTACAGCGGCCCTTTTCCTTGGTGTTGCCGTTCGTGAAATCAAAACCTATGAAATCTATTCCGCCAGTATGCCCGCTGTGGGAGGATATGCTATCAATTCTATGGCTGACGTTCTGGAACGGGGCAGTATTTCCGTTATTTGTCGCGTGGGTACCCCGGTGGCCGGAGGCGCTGTATATGTGCGTATAGCGGCAGGTTCTGAACCTTCCGGTTACGTCATCGGCGGGTTTGAATACCGGGCGGATACGGATACAGATTCTTGTGTCCTGGTAACCAATGCCAAGTGGACAACGGGTTTGATGGATACGAACCGGGTGTGTGAACTTACCATATTGACTCGCAACCTTCCGTAATATCAGGGGGAAGAAAAGACATGGAGGTGAAAATATCATGAAAAGGCTTATTTCATCGGGACAGCAACGGTCGTCCGGTTTGATGCTGAGAGTACCTCAGTTTATGCAGGATGCGTTGCTCGATGGCAGCCGTGCCCTTATGACCTATGATTCGGCTACGGCGGGCGGTATGGCCTTCCTGGAAGCAGAACTGGAAAAACGAGACCCAAAGGTAAGGGAACCGCTCACCAGCGTGACTTGGATGCGCGATATCGTCTGTAAAACCGGTGGGGGTTGGGTAGACTTCACCAGCGCATTCTTCGTGGACTACGCAACATCTGGCCCCAATCAATACGGCCTTGTGGGAGGTCAAACCACGGCCATTCCGGTTATGCAGGCGGATCTGAACAAGGACATCTGGAAGGTGTTCAACTGGATGAACGTGAACAAGGTCACGTTCGTGGACATGAAGAAAAGCCAACAGATTGGGCGCAGCCTGGATGAAATGCTGGATAAGGGCGTCCGCCTCAATTGGAACAAAAGTCTGGATTTGATCGTTTACCAGGGCTGGGGGGGATATCCCGGTTTGACGAACAGTACTGTCATAACCCGGACGGATGCCGCTGCCGGCGCCAGTACCCTTACCACGTGGGTGAGTAAGACCCCTGAAGAAATCCTGTACGACATTAACGTGGCCTTGGTCGCCACGTGGGCCGCGAGTGAGTACGATCTTTCCGGTATGGCCGATTACATCCTGGTTCCCCCCAGTCAATACGGATTGCTGTGTACCCGTATGATTTCCTTGGCTGGGAACAGGAGCATCCTGGATTACTTGTACGATAATAACATCGGCAAGAACCAGGGCCGGGATTTGAAGATTATGCCTTCCCGTTGGTGCATAGGGGCCGGTTCTGGTACGCCCGCAACCGACCGGATGATTGCATACGCCAATGATGAGGACCGAGTGTATTTTGATGTTACGGTACCCATCAACCGGGCGATGACCATGCCAGATGTTAATCAAGGGGCGTACCTGACGCTTTATGCTGGTCAGGTGGGGCCACCGAAGTTTCTGTATCTGCAACCGTTCGTTTACGTGGACGGAATCTAAAGAACCGGACGCGAATGGGGATAGGGGCCTGCAGCCTGATAAGCCTGGTGTCTCCCTCAGGTTTCCCCATTCATTTTTCAGCCTTTTATAGTTGATTAAAATGGGAGATTAGCACTAAAGATTTTGGGAGAAAGTGCTTTTCCCGCAGGAAAGGAAAGGGTTTTCTAATGCGGAGAATATTGTCAAAAGTAGCTTTGCTGTTCATAAATCACGGGAACAGTGTTCAGGACCGAGAAAAAGCCATTTCTAACTTAATGGCCCCAGCGGCACGTACCCGCGAGCAGCAGGAAGCAGCCATGTTTGTGAGGGTACATCCCAACGAACCCACTGATGTTCCTGATTGGTGCGCCGGTACGAATACCTGGAGATGGGCTGAACAGGATGAAACCCTGGTGGAGTTGAAAATAAAACCCAGGGCGGCTGTTGCTGAACCAGAGATAGTGTTGCCGGAGGGGGAAATGCTGGCCCCCAAACCCAAGTCGGTTAAGACCAGCCAGGAAATGTCCTTGTCCGAAAAGGCGGCAGCGACAGATCCTCCAGAAGCCAAGCCCCCTAAAAGGTCACGTAATAATTAGTCCAGCATAGGCAAGAAAGGGTACAAGACAATGAGTGAACCAGATTACGACGATGTTTTTGATAGCGGAGCTTATTCTGACCTGACGGTATCCTTTCTTGTCACAGCAGCATCTGGTATTTTAATGGGGGATAATCCGGTTTATGCCAAAGGGGATTTCCTGGCTTTTTATCCCCAATTCTCCGGTAAGATTCCCGATCCTGTCATCGGAGCATTTGTAGCACTAGCTTCGGCTTCACTGCAATATGCCCGATGGCAGGAATCCTGGACTTTTGGTATGGCTCTGTTTATTGCTCACTATTGTACTCTCTACCTGCAGAGCACTGCCCGAACTATTTCCCCAACAGCAGGTCAAATTCTAGCAGCAGGTTTAGCCCAAGGGGTTACGGTAGCAAAATCTGTAGGTGATGTAAGTATATCTAAACAAACCCTTCAAGGCCAAGAAAGTTGGGGGGCCTTTAACCTAACTGCTTTTGGCGTTCAATTGATCCAATTAGCTAAAATAGCTAGTACTGGGATCATGTGGATTTATTAGGTCTCTCGTATTAAATCTGTGAGGTAAATACATGGCAGTTTCGGGTTTTGGAGTGCGGGTAGACGCTAAACTAAAAGTGGATAAATTAAAGGATTTGGCTCAGTCTTTAAAGGACTTAGCTCAGCTTGAAGTTTATGTGGGTATACCAGAAGCCCGTACTGGACGCAAAGGGGACGGGGTCAATAATGCCCAATTGCTTTTTATACATACTAACGGAAGTGAATTACGCAATATTCCGGCCCGTCCCGTGATAGAACCTGCTATAGAAGCTGATGACAACAAAAAATTAATAACCTATGAATTAGGGGCCGCTGCTAAGGCCCTGTTTGAAAAAAATGCTGTAGAAGTACGGCGAAGGTTGCACCGCGCCGGGGCGTTGGGTAGGGATGCGGCGAAGAAGTGGTTTACCGATCCACGTAATGGATGGGAGCCCAATAAATTTGAAACTGTTCGGCGTAAACTTATGCAGCTTACAGGCAAAAGGCGAACTACAGCCCTATCTGCTCTAATGTCTGGGGCTGCTGATTATGCCTGGGAGGGGGGGAATTTAAGTTTGGATACCCCTTTAATTGATACGGCTCAAATGCGGAATTCCATTACTTATATTGTAGTCACAAAGGGTTCAGTAGAGGAGGACCAAGGTGATTGATATAAGTGAAATGATGGACGATCCAGATTTTGTTCGAGCTTATACAGTATCTAGGAGTTCTGGGGAATTCGCTGAGGGAGGTTGGGTGGAGGCTACCCCTACAACCTTAACTGTTTACGGGCCAGTAATAGTTTCTAGCCCGGAGGATTTGCAATTAATACCTGAGGGGGATAGGGTTTCTGGGGCTATGTCTTTTTATTCCTCTGAACGGTTGTACCGTACTCATAAAGAAACAGATCCTCAAACTTCTGGCACGTCTGACCGTATTACTTGGAATGGGGAAGAATACCGGATTGCAGGAATAAGCCCTTACATGGATTACGGTTATTACAAAGCCGTGGCCGTTCGAACAAAGGGGTCATAAGGAAATGGGTACGGCTAAAACTCTCATTAGGGATGTGGGAATTCTTTTTCAAACCTTAACCCTTCATCAATTAAGCTTGGATGAGGCTATAATTGCTTGGGCAGCTTTTAAAGCAGGTACCGGTCCAAGTGTATCTAATCCCTATGAGCAAGTTAGGTTGGCCTGGCAGCGCGGGGGAGCACCTGCTTGGGGGGTTGTTGATGACGTAGTGATTCTAAGGGCTACGGTAACTGACACCCCTTATCATTTACCCGATACTGTATATACTGAGCATGTAGATCCAAGCAACGAATATTTATTGGATCAAAAGACCGTTAGGGCCGCAGCCTTATCTGTGTATTATTCTTTTTACGGTCCTAATAGCTTTGATAACGCCCTATGGATACGTGATACCATTAAATACCAAGAAAATCACGATATATTAGCAAGGGCGCTTATTTACATAATACCGAGGGCTTTCCCAGCCCGGAGAATACCTGAGGAATGGCAGGGTCAGTGGTACGAAAGAACTGATTTAGAAATGCTTTTTAACTGGACGGTTTCGCGTACTGCTGTCATTAATGCAGTGGAAACCGTAAATGCTTATATACGACCCGAAGCCGCAACAGAAGAAACTCTGGTCATTGTTTAGTTTCAGAAGGAGGTGTTTGATAATATGAGTGTAAATCCCTTTACCTTTTCATTGCAACCCGTAGTGGACGTGGAAGTGTATGTGGCTCAAGCGGCTGCACCCCGTCAAGCATTCAACCAGGGGCTTGTTGTAGGTACAAGTTCCGTAATTCCATCTTGTGGGGGTACTAACAACCGGATAAGACGTTATACATCCCCAGCCGGACTTTTGACAGATCTTTTTGCTCTTACTGACCCTGAGTACCTGGCAGCATTGGCTTATTTTGCCCAGGCCCCAGCACCTACTTACTTATGGGTAGGGCGTCAGGATTTGACATCCTTGAAAACCGTTATCCCGAGTGCAACGGCCAAAGGTTCCGGTTATTCTGTCAATGATGTCATAACCGTGGTTTTGGCCGGGGCATCCTTGGGTACGGTACGTGTAGCGACAGTGGGAACCAACGGCACAGGCATTGCTACCGCCCAAGTTCATACGGATGCTAAGGGTACTGGATATTCTCAAGGGGATGTACTAACAGTTACCCAGGCTGGTGCTGTCGGGGGTACCCTTACGGTAGAAACCATAGGGGCTGGCGGTTCCGTGGAAACGGTTTCTGTTCTTACTGCAGGGGATGGTTACTCCGTTGAGGCCGAATTGGCTACAACGGTAGCACCTGCAGGGGGTACAGGTGCAAAGGTAGATATCCTTACCTTGGATACCAGTGGAAGCGTGGAAACGGTGGTAGTAGTAACCGGGGGTACTGGCTATTCAGTGGATACTGATTTGGTAGCTACTGGGGGAACCGGTGTGGGACTTACCGTGGATATTACCGCTGTAGGGGAAACGCCTTTGATAGCCCTGGCCGCATGTCGATTGGTCAACTGGGATTGGTATTCTTGCATTGCTTTGGCCGCAGTGGAGGCAGATCACTTGGCTATAGCTGCCTGGGCAGAAACGGAAACCCCCAGGGTTGTGTATTTCATTAATACGCAAGATGCGGATATCATTAATGGGGTGGACGACAACCTGGCAGATCAATTGAAAGCGTTGTTATATTCCCGTACTTTCGTCATGTACTGCGGTTCCAGTCTTTATGCCGCAGCGTCCGTGATGGGAAGGGCCATGGGCCTAAATACCGGCCTCGCTAACAGCGCTTATACCCTCAAGTTCAAAAACTTGGTGGGTATAGATACGGAAGATGTTACTGTTACGCAACAGGCGGCTGCCGAAGGCTATAGCGCCAATTTGTACCTAAGCTATGCCAACTACTACAGTTGGCTGGAGCAGGGCGTAATGGCTAGTGGGACGTTTTTTGACCAGGTTATCAACCGGGATATGCTGGCTAATAATATCCAGCTTACAGTGGCAGATTTGCTGAACCAATCCGTTAAGATACCCCAAACTGATGACGGTATGACGGCCATTGCCCTCAAAATGATGCAAGCCTGTGATGAGGCGGTGACTTTGGGGTATTTGGCGCCGGGTAATTGGCGAGGATTGCCTATATTGAATCTGGATACCGGGGACACCTTGCCTAAAGGTTATCTTATACAAGCCCCAGCTTGTGCAGATCAAAGTGATGCCGACAGAAGTCTGAGGAAATCGGTGCCTTTTTACATTTCGGTTATTGAGGCAGGGGCCGTACACTCGTGTTTGATTGGTGTATACATAGACATCTAAAGGGATAAACCAAGGTAATTTCAAAAAGGAGTTGAAGGAAAATGGCTTACGAACCAACTGTATATTCGTTTACTGACCTCACGGGGGCTATATCCCACCCCCTTACGGGAGATTTTCTTTTCTCCGGCGACAAGATGGGGGTTGGCAGCCTGGCCGTTAATATGCTAACGGAAAAAACCGTGGTGGATACGGCGGCGGATGGCGGGGTCATGATGTCATGGGTACCGGGTGACGCAGGGCATGTGGTAATATCCTGCCAGCAAACTTCAGCGATGCATAAGTATTTATTGGCTACGTACAATGCGGTAAAAGGTTCCACTACCCGGTACAAGTTTTCCCTTGCCGGCCTCTTGCGTAATGTCAACACCGGAACCTCTCATCAGCTATCCGGTGGCGGTTTTCAAAAGCTGCCCGATATGCCCTATGAAGCCCAGGGGCAGAGGGTAAGCTGGGTATTGCCTTTTGGTGATGTTCAATCAATTCCGGCCTAAATGCAGTTAGGTACAGGTCAACCCTTTTCATTGCCAAATACGGCAGATTAAGTGGGTAGGCTGCGGGATTTAATCTGCCGTATGAAACCCTTTTTATCGGATGGGAGATACCGATGCGAGAAACTCACAAAGATATTCAACTTTCAGGAAACGTTTGGAGGGTCAGTAAATTGGATCCTCTGACAGGAAATACTCTGGCTCTCAAACTCCTCGGCAAACTTGGTCACGTAATCGCCGGTGTTGCTGCCGGGGGCGTTACAAATTACCAAGTGCTAATGATGGCAGTATTGGGAGAATTGGGTTCTTTCACTTCTTCCGAACTTTATGAAATACAAAATATTTGCCTATCAGCCTGTTCGGAGGTTAAAATCCTTACGAATGATGTACCGACCGCTTTGCCGGTACGCACCGGAGATGGGCGTTGGGCTTGTAAAGGATTGGAGGATGATGCAGTAACCGTCTTGGCACTCGTCGCCCATACCATTGCGTTTAATCTGTTGCCTTTTTTCGACGGAGAAGTCTTGAAACCGATCATAGCCAGTTTCTCGACTTATACACTCCCATTTCTCCCGTCAATGTAGATGCCTTTTGCTATGCCCCAGTGATAGTGGGGGATTGGCGTCAATGCGAAGTATGGGACGGGACCTATACGTGGGAGGATTTGCTTGATTGGCATGAAATGAGGGTGGTTAAGATAGAGAACGAAAACAGACGCAATCGAGCAGAAGAAGCGCGGAGGAAGGCTAATGCCGGATATTGATACCCTGCAATCGTATCTTGTTGGACTTGGCTTTGCAGTAGATCAACAGGGTTATGCTAAGTTCCAACAGGTGTTAAAAGATTTGGGAAGATCTGTAGAGCAACATACTACAGGTATGACGCAGAACTACGTCAAAGCTGGGGGTATCATAGCAACCGTGCTGGCTAGTATAACCAGTGCTACGGTATCCCTCATGGATAAGGCTGCCCAGGCCGATTTAGCTTTTCAAAAGTTCGGCATGAGAATGTATATGTCGGCAGATGCCGCCCGGCGCATGAAAATGTCGATGGACGCCATGGGGGAATCCCTTACTGACATAGCCTGGAATCCGGAACTGCGTCAGAGGTATTTCGCCTTACAGGGTGATTTGAACAAGATGAATCGCCCTGGGGATTTCGGTGCACAAATGCGTTATTTGAGGGATATCCGGTTTGAATTTACCCGCATGAAATTGGAAATAACGGAGGGAAGCCATCGTATAGGATATTACCTGAGTCGCCATTTGGCTGGGGGTTTGGAGGGGGTGCATAACTGGTTTAAAAAGGTCAATGATTACATAATTGCTCATATGGATGAATGGGCAGATAAAATAGCAAAAGTCCTCAGTACTTTGTCGAACTTGGGGGAGGCAGCTTGGAAAGTTCTTAAATCCCTGTATACAGTCTTGGAGGAGATTTGGTCCAGCCTAACTCGAGGGGAACGGGCCATGGTCGTGTTGGCTGCGGCTTTTTGGATATTTGGGGCAGCGGGGCCGGTAGGCCGGGCGGTAATGGTACTTGGGGCTTTGTTAGTAGCCGTGGAGGATTTTTACGGTTACATTGAGGGTAAAAAATCCAGTCCTACCTTGGCCCCTATTTGGTATACCCTTCTGGACGTGTCAGAAAGTCTTAAGAATAATTTTGGTGAGGCCTGGAAGAACATAAGGGAGGCCGTAGCCAGCCTGAGCGGGCTTAAAACTGAGGGTTGGGAAAATCTAACTAACATAGTGGCCCAATTGGCTTACGGATTGAATATAGTCCTCCGTTCTGTATCTTTAGTTGTGAAGCTTCTAAACGCCCTTACGGCCAATAAGGACACCCCCATGCCTTTATTCGGGGAAAATATTGAGCAATACAAAAAAAGGGTGGGGGAACTTCCTGCAGATAAAGTTGGGGCATCTTTACAAGGACTTCTAGCCGATATTGAAAACATGTCCGTTCTTTCTCAAAAACACGAATTCTATATGGGATTACCCCCCCACCAACGGTCGAAACAAATGAGGGCTGATGCGGTAAAACGTGGATTGGTTACAGGGGCTGGTACTGGTCCCATAGCTACTGGGGGGGCTTCGTACACTGGATCCTTAGGAGGGAATAATACAGAACGGGCTATGGAAGCTTTCATGCAACAGGGTATGACCCGTGCGCAAGCTGCAGGATCTGTGGGTTGGATGTACGGGGTTGAATCAGGAATGAATCCGGGAATAAACGAAAAAAACCCTTTAATACCAGGTAGCCGGGGCGGTTACGGTATAGCCCAACTTACCG